GGCCCGAGCCTGTCCTCTCGCCCCACCGGCCCGGAGACGGCGGGATCCTCACCATGCCGCTGCGTGATAACGTCCCGGAGCCTCCGACGGACGACTGGCAGCTCACCACCTGCCCTGTCTGTGGCGCTGAGTGCTGGCAGACAGACACGGCCCGCCGGATCCTCGCACTGGAGCCCGACGTCCGAACAGCCTGCACAGCCTGCGCGCTGAAGGGGCTCGGCAAATAATACTGGAGGTAATACATGAACAACGAAAGAAACAACACGACGGCCGGCGGGATCGGCTTCTGCGGTCTTCTCGCCGTCGCCTTCATCGTCCTGAAGCTCACCGGCGTCATCAACTGGAGCTGGCTGTGGGTACTGGCCCCGATCTGGATCCCGACCGCCATCTCCCTCGCCATCATCGTGATCGTGCTCGTGGCCATACTGGTCAGAGAGCTGACGAAGGGAGGCCGCCCGTGATGACCACGGAGGAACGCCGGGCCCTGCTGGATCGTGCGATCACGACCTACGGCGCGCCAGCACAAATGGACATGGCCGTCGAGGAGATGGCCGAGCTGACCAAAGCCCTCTGCAAAATCAAACGGGCACAGGCTGGCTGCGAAGTGACCGCAGCGATCGGCAACGTGATCGAGGAGATGGCCGACGTCCAGATCATGCTCGACCAGCTCCGCATCATCTTCCACCGATCCACCGAGGAGGTCGAGGAGGCGAAACTGGAACGGCTGAAAAACCGCCTTGACGGCCGAAACAACTGGCGGGACTCCAGCCTCCACAAGTGGATTGAAAATCAATTCTCAGCAGGAGGTGACGGCCATGAATAAACCACAGCCGCAGACCGGCCCCGAGATCGAGGAGTACAGCACCACGGCCACGCCGAAGGCATACGCCGGCAGCGTCCCCGTGTTCTGTGCGCACGACGCCATCGTCCCGCTGAAGGATCTGCGGCCTAATCCCAAAAACCCCAACCAGCACCCGCCGGAGCAGATCAAGCTCCTCGCCTCTATCATCAGAGCGACGGGCTGGCGTGCCCCGATCACCGTCAGCAAGCGCAGCGGGCTCGTCACAAAGGGCCACGGCCGTCTCATGGCCGCGCAGCTCGACGACCTGACCGACGCCCCGGTCGACTATCAGGACTACGCAAGCGAGGCCGAGGAGCTGGCCGATCTGACGGCTGACAACCGCATCGCGGAGCTCGCCACCACTGACAACAAGATGCTCGCCGAGGTTTTCGCCGACATCGACACCGGCGAGATCCCGTTCATGCTCAGCGGCTACACAGAGGAAGAATACGGCAATCTTGTCACGGCTCTGTCCGAAGCTCTGCATGATGACGAGTCGGAAAAGGAGGACGGCGACACCGAGCCCGAGGCGCCGCCAGAGGAACCATTCACCGAACCCGGCGACCTCTGGCTGCTGGGAGACCACCGGCTTTACTGCGGTGACAGCCTGAAGATGGGCGACGTTCAGAAGGCAACCGACGGGCAGCGCGCCGACCTTATTTTCACCGACCCGCCATACGGCATGGGAAAAGAGAGCGACGGCGTCCAGAATGACAACCAGAACCAGAACGATCTCCTCGAGTTCAACAAGAAGTGGATTGCGCTCAGTTTCTCGATCCTGAAGGAAAACGGGAGCTGGTACTGCTGGGGCATCGACGAGCCGCTCATGGATATTTACGCCTTCATCCTTCGGCCGATGATCGCCGCGAACCAGATCACGTTCAGAAACTACATCACATGGGCGAAGCACTCAGCCTTCGGAGTCAACAGCGAGCTCATGCGGAGCTACCCGAGGGAAACCGAGAAATGCCTCTTTGTTATGTGCGGCGTCGAAGGCTTCAACAATAACAAAGACCATTTCAACGACGCATACGAGGCGATCCTCGATTATATGGTCGGAGAGGCTCAGAAGGTCGGACTCAAGGCCAAGCAGCTCACGGAGATCACCGGCGTTCAAATGTGGGGGCACTGGTTTAGCAAATCGCAGTTCACGCCGATCCCGGAGTGGCACTACAAAAAGCTCCAGCAGGCATTTAAGGGCCGAGCCTTCAGCCTTCCACACGATCAAGTGATGAAACTGCGCAACAAGCCGTCCGAGGCATACCAGAGCATGAAAGCAGAAGCGATGGAGCTGCGCGCCTTCTTCGACAACACACACAACGACAGCGACGAGCATGACATAATGACCGATGTGTGGCGTTTCCCGATCACAAACACAGCAGAAAGAGACGACGCAGGCGGGCACGCAACGCCGAAGCCGATCGCACTGTGCGAGCGGGCCATTCTGAGCAGCAGCCGGCAGGGCGAGCTCGTGGTCGACTTCTTCGGAGGCTCAGGCTCGACGCTCATAGCCTGCGAGAACACCGGGCGAACCTGCGCCATGATCGAGCTCGAACCCAAATGGTGCGACGTGATCGTGCGGCGCTACATCAAAACAACTGGAGACAATAATGTGCGCTGCGTCCGTCAAGGCCGAGAGCTACCGCGCGAGGAGATCGCCGCGATCTTCGAGCCTGACGAGGAAGGAGGTGAGCAGGAGTGACGCCCTGACATAATGAGCGAGAAGCCGATCACACAACGGATCAAGGACAGGCTCGCGGCCTACACCGCCATGCTGAGGGACATCGACAACCAGCTCGAACGCCTCGACCGCATGGAGATGACGATGGCCTCGCCGCCCGGCCCTGATCTGACAGGTATGCCACGCGGATCTGGCACACCATCCGACCGCACCGGCATGATGGTGGAGCGGAAAATGGAGCTCGAGGAACAGATCGACCGGCTCAAGGCTGAGGAGAAGCAGGAGCGCAACGCCATCGAGGGCCTGATCCTCCAGCTCTCCGACCCCGACGAGCGCGCCGTCATCCGGCTGCGCTACTTCGACCGGGCTGACTGGGAGAGCACCTGCGGCGTCCTGTTCGGTGATCGGCGGGACTACGTCGACAGAGTGGACGCCTATCAGAACAGGACATACAAGATCCACGGCCGCGCCCTGCTCAACCTCGCCGCCGTGCTGGACGAGCTGGAGCCCCTGCCTGAGCTGCGGCAGTAAAACGCAGTAAAAGGAACAAAAGGGAAGTAAAAGGAATTGAAAAGCAGTAGCGACCCGTGCTATTCTATATCCTGCAAAAGACCGCCGGACACACGGGCAACGCCGTGACAATTCCGAGCGGCTGACCAGAGGAAAACCAAATAACAACCGACGGCAAGAGACCGACGGGCGAACCAACGCCCGCCGGTCTCTTTTTGCGTATAGGAAGGAGGCGACGGCCATGCCGCAGAACAGCATCTCGGCGCAGCTCAGCAACCTGCAACAGCTCGTCGCTGACCTCGAGGCAATCGAGAACGGCGGCAAGAAGGCCATCAGCAGCACCATCAAGGACGTCAAGGCCAGAGCCCCGGGCTGGATCGCTCAGGAGGTCACGGCCGTCTACAACATCAAGAAGTCGGAGATCACGCCCTCGGGCAGCGGAAAGCCGAAGAAGATGGCCGGCAGCATCCAGATCACCGGCGAGACCATCGAGGAGCTCGCCATCACCTACAAGGGAAGGCTCCTGACTCCCGTGCACTTCGGCATGACACCGAAGGCCCCGCCCCGTGGCAAGAGCTACACGCTGAAGGCGCAGGTGCTCAAGGGGCAGAAGAAGGTAGTTGGCCGCTATTTGAACACAAGAACCCCGGGCGGCCCGTTCTCGCAGCGATCGCACAATATTCTCATGGGGACAGGCAACACCAAGAGCGACGGCACGAGCTGGATCCCATTCCAGCGAATGAGCAAGACCCGCACCGACATCAAGAAGCTGACCACCATCTCGGTGCCGCAGATGATAACCAGCGACCGCACCAACGAGGCCATCATGCTCCGGCTCAACACCGAGACCGGCAAGCGCCTCGAGCACCACATGAAGCGAGCCCTCGGCCTCTAAGCCAGAGCCCACCAGAACGCCGCACAGCGCGTCCACAGCCGCACCCGACACCGAGCCCGGCCCCACACCGCCA